TCTATTTGTTAAAACAAAGTCAGTGGAAAATATAACCTTTTAATCTTATGATGCGAAACACATGAAAATGTTTTTACTGCTATCTTTTCTCCATCGATGCATGGTCATTTCACTCGGGTAGTCTTCAAAGCCCAGTGTTTCAGGAGTAATCGTTCCTTCTATCACGCCTTGTATGACCTCTTTTTCGTAATGTTTGAAAGGTATTAATGTGTCCGGTATGACTCGGTGTATTTCACCGCATTGAGAGCATCTGTATCTATACACATAGATTTTCTTTGATTCCCCGTATTTACCCTTTACTATCCTTTTGGCTTTGTCATAATAGTGTGTCTGTCCTCCACAATGTGGGCAGATAGGCCCATTATCGTATGTCATATAAACCTCCGTAAAAATATAATGTAGGATTTGACTATTCCTACACCGTATGATATATAATAGAAAGTGAAAATACAATGGAAAGGATTGGTAGCGATATGTTGATCAAATGTCCAGAATGCGATTTACAGGTTAGCGATCGGGCCTTCGCGTGTCCTCATTGCGGGTATCCGCTGAAGGAACAGCCTAAGCCTGTGAGAAAATCCACACGTAAGAGACGCCGATTGCCCAATGGGTTCGGTCAAATAAGTGAGCTCAAAGGACGTAATCTCCGGAAGCCATTCAGAGCTATGGTGACTGTAGGAAAAACTCCAAAGGGTAAACCGATATGCAAACTTCTCAAACCGGAAGCATTCTTTGAAAACTATAACGATGCTTATGCAGCGCTTGTGGAATATAATCGGAACCCATATGATTTGGACACGTCAATAACGATGGATGAATTGTATGAAAAATGGAAAGACTATTATGTTCAATCTGGAAATTCTGAACGTTCTTTATCAGCTTTAAAATATGTGTGGGATTACTGCAATCAGATAAAAAGAATGCGGGTAAAAGATGTCCGTTCAAGGCATATTAACGGTTGTATCGAAAACGCTTGTATGCATAAGCCAGACGGAACTGTAAAAGAAGCTTCAGCAAGCACCAAGAACAAAATAAAATCACTCTTCAATAGTATGTTTGATTACGCAGTACGATATGATATAGCCGATAAAAACTATTCCAGAGCTTTCTCGCTTCCACGAAAAGTATTCGATGAAATGGAAAATAACCGTACCGAACATATTCCATACTCTGACGAAGAGATGGATTTGTTGTGGAAAAATATAGACCGTTATCCTATAATCGAAGCTGTGTTATTTCAATGCTATACGGGTATGCGTCCACAGGAAGTTGGATTGATAAAAATGGAAAATGTAAACCTGGAAGACAGAACGATAATAGGTGGTATGAAAACTCAAGCCGGAACGAATCGTTTGGTGCCTATTCACAGTAGGATTTTAGAGATTGTTAAAGATAAATATAAACTAGCTCAGTCCTTACAAAGTGATTATCTGTTTAATTATATAACAGATGAAGGCTACGAATTACTTACATATGATCGCTTTAAGATTTCATACCGTCAAATGCGAAATGCACTGAAATTATCACCGCAGCATAGACCACACGATGGTCGCGCACATTTCATAACTGCTGCTAAAAAATATAACGTTGATGAAAATATTTTGAAGCGCATCGTTGGTCATAAGATATCGGATATAACCGAAAGTATTTATACGAAACGAGATTCTTCCTGGATGCTTGAGGAAATCGAAAAAATAAAATAGTATGTAGGAATAGCGTGTATGAATGCTTATAATGTATGAATGAAATCATTCCTATATTTCCATAGTGTAGGAATCTTTATGTAGGAATTATATATGAATAACGTAATTTTATTCGATTCCTATCACCTCTTATCACTCTAATAATTCCCATAAATACTGGATATTTACCTATTTGTCGTTATAAGTCCTTAGCGGCTACCAATTGTGGTGTATCCAGTAAACTCAAGGGTTTCTAATGGCAAATGTAGGAGTAACGTATGAATAACCTAAAACAGGTTAAGCGTTACTCCTACGGGCCACTCTTCTACTTAATTATCGACTAAAAAGTCCTGAAGCTTATCTCTGGTCTCTTTCATTTTTTCGATTCCGTTCCCGGTTATCTCATGATTGATTATCACAAGCAAACACTTGAGGATCATCTGGTTCGCATCCTCACACTGCTTCATTCGTCTATTGTCTTTGTCTAAAAGCTCGGTGTGTTTCTGTACCTCAGCTTTCATATCTTCGTTGGGTTTCCGAAGCTCTTTAATGATCTTCAAGATACCCCAGATTCCGCCTACGATCGTGCAGAACCACATAATCTGATCACTGGTGATCGTGAACCCCATCGGCGTCGCCCTCCTCGGTGTTGATATTATTCTTGCCTTCAATAAACTGTGTGAATGCCTGGTGTAATCCGGTGGACGCTAAGCCCATGACGGCTCCATACACGATGGATTCGACAGAGAATCCACTAACGACTCCGTTCAGTACGGCTCCAATCACTGCAAGGATGCATGGAATATCCGTATTGGGGATCTTGTTTAAAAAAGTCGCATGTTTGATGATGTAACCTACCACCAGACAAGCGACTAATACTACGAGTACGAAATGTTCAGTTAATGTTGTAAAATCCATTTTGAATCCTCCTTATGATAAATTATGCTTTTCTTCGAGAATATCCTCAGCTCCTTCGAATTCCGGAAGAGTCTTGAGATATTCGTAAGCTTTTTCGATAGTTAAGTCATCGTATTCAGTTGTCTCATAAGTGACAATTTTCTGATAAGGCTGCTGAATTTCTCCCGCGAGCTGTTTATTCCTGATCTCTTCCGAAACCAAGGAAATCACAGCAACAGAGCAATGACTGTTTACAGTGTTTGATACATACAGGATGCGGTGGTATTCAGTAATCACACCATCCTCCTGGATTATCTTCTTTTTTAATGCCATTTTGATTCTCCTTTTCAGGCATAAAAGTTTATAGAGATTTGAGCATCTATTCCGCAGGCATCATTGTTTGACACAACGTTAGTCGAATTTGGCATTTTTGCGATAATATTTACAGCCATTCCTCCCATGACCAGCGTTGCTTCATATGTGCTTGGTTGAACATATTTATTTGCCGACGAGCCGAACAGATATTTATTACCTTGCCGAACTATCAGTCCGCCGATACTCCATACACTTACGTTATTCGCCCCTACTACTGGTTTAGAAAGTGGAACTACAAAATCGACATATGTAGATCCATTTGTCACATAACCAGCAGTAAGCACGCGACCAGATACTGAATCCGTGCTCGTGAAGTATGGACAATACGATCCGCTACCATTTAACGTTTCCGTTCCAAATTTCAAAAATAAATCGCCAGGACATGACACTCCATTGCGAGTAAAAGCATATCCATCGTTACCGATAGCGAATAATGGCCAATCCGCAGATAGCGCAGAATCGGCGTTTTCACTTACTAGGAATGGGTAATTACTATCAGCATAGCCTGTATATTTTGCGCCAGTTCCGATTCTTACAGTTTTTCCGAATTCAGCATAATTACCAAGTGCAAGATTACCTTCTGAAGTCGGTTTCATCAAAATATTTCCAAACTTCAAGCTGCTCTCAATCTCTCCGGAATTGATATGGAACACCTTTCCTGTGATCCAGGCAGTTGCGTCGGAATCGGGTGTTATGGCGGTGTCGCTGGTGCCTTTAAACTGGATGGAATCTTTTGTAAGTTTAAGTTTGGATGCACTGGCGGAGTCGCCAAGGATAATATTACCTTTATCGAAGGTAATGTAGTCTTTATGACTAGCAATCTCAGCCGCATCAGTGCTTATAACGGTATCCCAGGTATATTGCCAGCCCGTGATATCTTGGACCATCGTAGTCTTTTTATTGGTATACACACTCAGATCGCCAAGTGCGCTTTTGAGATTAGTGACTTCCATTTGAGATGCTTTAAGAGCAATCTGTCTATTGTTGTTTGAGATTTCAGTCTCAGCCGCGGAGATACGAGATTCCAAATCTTCAGGAGCTGGCGTCCAGTCTGTTGCGACGTTGCCTTCTTCAAGTTTCTCCCATTGAACAGTGACATTCCCAGAACCATTGACACCGATACCTTTTCCCATTCTTGGAATTATGATACTACGAGTGGAATTTCCATTCGGAGGGATGGTATATGTTACCCAGTATTTGGTTAAAACCGTAGACAATATAAAGTCACACTGTCCATCGCTGGCGTTTGAACGCTGACCTTGGCTACCTTTAAGTGAAATAATATTTGAAGGATTGTAAAAATGAACTCGAATTCCGTCACCATTGACAGTCGATTTAGCCCAAAATGACAGGGTATAGGTACTTCCGTTAAGAGGAATGGAGCTGACCCATGAAGAAAAGTCAAAATAACTTTCAGACGGATAGGAATAATTTTGTGCGTCCTGATGAGTTCCTTTGAGTAAATTCCTTCCGCCAACCATTATGCTATCAAATGTACTACTTACGCTATATGATATGGAAGTTGCATTATCGGTGTATGTAATAACAGTTCTTGTCCACAAATATGGTTTATCTATATCAGTTTTTGGCGGTGATCCAAGCCACATTCCCGTCGGTGCAGTGGTCTGTGATGCACATAACTGATATGTTATAGCTGTAGATTTGATTCCTTTACCGGCTGCCCCAGTTGGGCCTTGCGGACCTGTTGCGCCTGTAGCACCTTGTGGACCACGTGGTCCAGTTTCACCTTTTGCTCCAGCTATACAAACTCCATTTTGACTTGGCGAATATGTTTTGTTACCAGCGCCATCGGTTTTTACAGTCCTGGACCACATGTACTTACTGTTCACCCATGTCGGAGCTGTGGTGGACCAGGAGCCACCCGATAGGGATGTTTGTGATGTAGAGAGATAATATTCCACGTCTACTGATTCAAGGGAGTCTTCAGGAGCTGGCGTCCAGTCTGTTGCGACGTTGCCTCGTTCGAGTTTCAGATTCCAGAATTTTCCTGTTACATTTGCAGTTCCATCGGAATATGTATTGAACCTGAATGCAATATAGATATCGTTGAGGTTCGCCACGGAAGGGATTGTTACTACTTGCTTAAAACTTGTACTCTTAGAATCGCCCATTAAAAAATGAGGAAAAATATAGTCACCTTGTTTAGCCAGATCGGAAGAACCATAATACAACCAAAAACCGCAGGTTCCTGGTTGATTACCATGATTATTTGACCATGGTAAATTTGATTGTGCTTGGACAGTTATCACGTCGCCAGCTTTGAAAGACTGTGTTGTATAAATAGTTTTTCCATTATTAAAAGATGATATGTAGTTATCCACTTTGTTGGATGTAATCGAATATGGGGAATCCGCTGTATAATTTGATGTATTTAAAAATAGATTCCTACCACCGATCTCGGTGTCTTCAGGAGCTGGCGTCCAAGCAGTAGCAACATTACCTTTTTCTATTTTAATATTTCTAAAAATAATGTCTGCATTATATCCACCACCAACACAAAAACAATCACTCTGATCAGACGAGTTTAATTCATCCAGTACAACAGTCAATTTTTTGCGAGTGAAATGCTCATTACTTATGTCGAAAAGTGTATCACCAAACACTCGTCTTGCCCAAAAGTTACTATCGGTACTTGTCGTCGACCAGTATTGCAATGCCGGTGTTCCTGTTCCGACAGTTCCTTTAACATCAACGCTGAATGTGACAATATCGCCCGTTTTTAGCCCGCTTACGCTTCGAAGCATACGGATGCCTGCACCGTTTGAATCATGTATCCCACCATTTCCTGTGACAAAATGATAACCTTCATTTGTCGCGACCATTTGGGTTACAGTGTTTATGTATACCAGATACCAATTAGCGCCTGCCGGTGGCTGTTGTGTTCCAAGCAGTGAAGATTGTCTAACGATATTTCGCCCTCCGATTTGCAGATTGTCAATTTTACTATTAGCACTATTAGCCTTATTCCAAGCTTCTTTAGCAGCTTCATAGCTGGATGATTTTGAAACGTCGGAATATTTAATAGTTCCGTTTGACATCACAGTCTGATCGACGAAATATAATGTACTGGTAGATCCTGAGGTATACGATGGTTCTGTTTTACTCCAATTTGAGCCGATAGCACTGTCATCACTTGGTTTGGATGGTGCTGCCGTTGAAGACTGAAGAATATAATACCTCGTAACTTTACTTACACTTATACCAATACTTCCAGTTTCCCCTTTGGGTCCAGTCGGTCCCTGAGGTCCAGTCGGTCCCTGTGGTCCAGTCGGTCCCTGAGGTCCGGTAGCTCCTTTGTCACCTTGCGGTCCCTGAGATCCAGTTTCACCTTGTGGTCCCTGAGCGCCAGTTTCCCCTTTGGGTCCGGCGGCACCTTGTGGACCACGAGCACCCTGGGCTCCGGTATTACCGGTTATACATACTCCGTTTTCAGAAGGCGTGAATTCAGTACGATCATCTCCGTAAGTTACGAAATTTCGTCTCCAAATATACTTACCCTCTGTCCACGTGGGCTGATTGTTACTCCATGAACCACCAACTAAGGATGTTGGGGATGTGGATGAATAAAATTGTTCGAGTGTTGATTTGATTGTGTTATCTACCGTG